CAGTTATCTACTAGCTCTGATATCATTTTTCAACCCTTTCGATAAGATGTTTTTCCTTACAACATATTATAAGTATAACACTTATCGTCAACTATGCAAGTATATTATAAGGATTTATTGCAAATATTTATAAGTCATTGCAAAACAAATACTTACAAACGAAAAATTATCGAGATAACAAAATAACGATTGACAAATCGTAATTCCCAAGCCCATAATGGGATGGGCGGTCGGAAAAATAATCATAAACTACTATCATACCTATACTTACGATTTGCGTAAAGTCACTTTACACTACTTTACAGTAATTTTACACTACTTTACACTCCACTTTACAGCAATTTTACAGCAATTTTACAGCAATTAAGTTGACAAAATACCTCATCGTGTGGTATATTGTAAACATGAGCGTTGCGAAAAAGAAACATCTGACAGCTAAACAGCAAATGTTTGTAAAAGAATATCTCATTGATCTCAATGCCACTCAATCTGCGATCCGGGCAGGATACAGCAAAAAAACAGCGGAAGTACAGGGGCCACGGCTGTTAGGAAATGTTAAGGTTGCGGCTGAGATACAGAGAGCCAAAGAGAAGAGAGAGGAAAAAGCCGAGAAAAGCGGCGCAGATGTTATCCGAGAGCTTACCAAGTTGGCGTTTGCTGGGCTGTGTGATAGATTGCCAGCGGCCAGCAAGGTCAGGGCCTTGGAGTTGTTGGGTAAGCATTACGGTATCATCTCTGATAAGGTCGATTTAAACATACCCTTCACGCTTGTGCTGGGGAAAAAGGGGGCTAATGGTAGCTAATATCAAAAATATCGACCTGGAACCCTTCCAGGCTCGATTCTTCGAGAGTCGGGCACGATTCCCGGCGTTCGTTGCGGGCTGGGGCACGGGCAAAACGATGGTGGGGATCCTCAAGGGGGTACTATTATCGTCGATCTATAACAACAATCTGGGCTTGATTGTCCGTAAAAAGTTTACTGATCTACGCGATTCGACGCTAAAGGACTTCGAGCGGTACACAGGCTTGCACGTGCCCCAGGGCACGAAGGAAATCACGTTACCGGGTACTGATTCGGTTATCATGTTTCGGCATGGTGAGGAGCTTTCCGGCCTCCAAAACGTCAATCTGGGCTGGTTTATGATCGAGCAGGGCGAGGAGTTCGATACGGCGGAGCAGTTTGATCTATTGCGTGGCCGCTTGCGTCGTGAATTAGAGGTTAACCAGGATTATGAGCCGGGCGCGTTTCCGGAGCTTATCGAGTATCTCAAGTCGGATCCGCAGCGGCTGGGTATGATCATATCAAACGCCAACGGCCATAATTGGATCTGGCGCGAGTGGATCAAACTGGAGATTGAGGGCCGTGAGATCCACGAGGCGTCAACATTCGAGAATAAAGCTAATCTGCCAGCGGATTTCATCAAAGACTTGCGCACAATGGAGATCAACAGTCCGAGAAAGTACAAGCGTTACGTGCTTAACTCTCACGATGAGTACGATATCGAAGGTTCGATTTATGGGGAATGGCTGGATACGGTGCGGGAAGAGAAGCGAATATGCAAGGTGCCGCACGACACCTCGGGTGCAGTTCATACCGCATGGGATTTGGGGATCGGCGATTCAACTGCGATATGGTTCTTCCAGTTGATCGGCCAGGAGATCCATATCATTGATTATTATGAGTGTCGGGGCGAGGGTATAGCCCACTATGCCAAGGTGCTGGATGATAAGCGGTCTAGTGAGGGGTACATCTACGGTACACATTATGCGCCATTCGATATAAATAAACGTGAGCTAAGTACCGGCCAGACCCTTTATGATACGGCTTGGGGGCTTGGGATAGAGTTCGATGTACTCGATAGAGCTGTATTAGAGGGTGGAATAGAACTTGTCAGGCAGATATTGCCCCGATGTTGGTTTGATCAGAAGCGTACCGATGCGGGCATGGACTGCCTGATAAACTACAAATGGAAAAAGCTAGAAACGATGAGCACGGAAGATCGTGCGGTATATGCCAGTAAGCCATTACACGATTGGACTTCACACGGTGCCGATGCGTTTCGGTATCTGGCAACTGCGGTCCAGGACGGTATCGTTGCCACGGTCGATGTGACGACGAGGCGGCGGGTAGTGGATCAATATCGACCGGAAAAAACTACGTCAATGATGGCGTCATAACCGAAAGGATTTTACATGGACAGCCCTGAAGCATTGGTAGCGGTTGAGTCTTTGCGGGACCGTATATTCAAGAACGGCCAGCAGAAAAAGAATGTGCCAGCGGCGATCTTAAACAAATATAATGACCTGCGCAAGTTCCTATCTGCTCAAGGCGAGGACGTGGACGAGTACCCGCCGATCAATGCGCCGGAACAGTCGGAGGCATTGCAGGGCGCACGAAGGGCTGATCCGGGACTCGCCTGGGATACGAAGGTGCGAAGATGATAGCAAATCCTGTATTGCCAGTTATACACGATCCGAAGATAGCGGCGGAAGTGCCGCAATCGATCCGGATGCACATTGCAGTTGAGGTGCCGCTCGAGAAGCTGGGCGATGCGATCATCCAGGCCCCGGAGGGGAAGCAGGTCGTTATAATCCTCAATCGCAAGAACCATCGGCGGTTGAAGAAGGATCGGGTGCCTGCTGAACTGGCGGATGCGTTCGAGGAGTTCGAAGTTAAAACATTCTTCGAGGCATTACAGGGAGCTCGGATCCCGGCTTACATTGCCGAGGGACCGCGTAACCTGGAAGACTGCCTGGAGGAGATATTGCACTTTTGGCCGGATGCGGCGATAATCAGGGTGGTAGGGTAATATGACAACAGAAAAAGACACACTAACGAAGGTTAAAGACTTCGTGAAGTTCGGCTGGGAGGATAACAACCGCTGGCGGCCTCGTGCGCGTAAGAATCTGCGCTTTTATGTGGGCAATCAGTGGGATAAGGCGGACTCTGCCAAATTAGCGGCGGAGGGCAGACCGGCGATCTCTATCAATCGGGTTCTACCCGTAGTCAATTTTCAGAGCGGTGTGGAGCGACAAAATCGCAGCGACATTAGGATATACCCCCGGCGGGGCGGTACAGTAAACGTAGCCGGTGCCATGACGGAGATATTCAAGCATTTAATGGACGTGAGTAACGGGGACTATGTACAGTCGATGTGTTTCTATAGCTCGTTGATCTTGTGCAAGGGCTGGCTGGGTGCCGATATCAATTACGAACATGATCCACTGAATGGTGATATTATGATCGAGGATATATCGCCGTTTGAAATGATCGAGGACCGGCGTAAGGAAAAATACGACCTGAACAAAAGCGCGGAATTTATCATCCGTCAACAGTGGGAGAAGAAGGCCGATCTCATCTTGGACTATCCGAAGAAGAAGAAGGATATCGAGGGCGGCGGCCTGGATTTACCGGACGAAAGCCCGGAAATGATCGAATATGACCGGGATCTCGACGACGACGATGATTATAACCGACAGGACGATGACAACGTGATCGATCCTATGGTTCGCAGAGAGCGTAAGGGGTATCGCGTGCGGACCTGTTACTATAAAAAGAAGGAGAACCGAACTTTCTTGATCGATCAGGCGACCTTGCGGGTAACGCCGGTCCCGAACAGTCGAGAAGGTAAGGAAATCGCTCAGGTATTGATACAGAAAGATCCAAGGTTTGCGGTGGTTAGTCGAGTCGTTCCAGTATTACACAAGGTTAAGACGGTTGGCAATATCGTTTTGGAAGAGGAATACGATCCATTCAACGGCCTTTGCATGTTCCCTTATGTCCGGTTCGCTCCGTTCTGGGTCGAGGGTAACGTGCTCGGGGTTGTGGACAACTTGATCGATCCGCAGATGGAGCATAATAAACGGCGCAGCCAGATATTGCACATTCTCAATACATCGTCCAATAGCGGCTGGCTGGTTAAGAAATTAACAGCCGGATATAGGACTTTTTTAGAGACGTTCGGTAGTAAGCCGGGCGTTGTGATCGATAAGAATAAATGCGGCGGCGAGGCGGAACGGATACCACCGTCACAGTTGCCGGCGGGTCATTTTACCATGTCAGAGGTATCGGCTGACGATATCAAAGAAATTTCGTCGGTGGACGCGAATCTAATGGGCAGTCCGCAGCAAAAAGACGAGAGCGGACGATCTCGATACCTGCGCCAACAACAGGGTATGATGGCGTCCGAGATCATCTTCGATAACTACCGATATAGCAGGCAGATATTCGCCCAGTTCTTAATGGAAGTGATACGGCGTGAAGGGTACTACTCGGATCAAGAAGTCCGTGCTATCCTGGACCAATCCAGCGAGGAAATAGATATGGAACAGTTGCAATCGCTTGCCGTGGGTCGGTACGGGGTCAAGATAGATCAATCCCAAAGTCATCCGACTACCCGAATGATGAATTACGAAATGCTCTTGGAGGCGGCCAAGATCGGGATGCCGATAGATCCGAAATTCCTGATCGAGGCGTCCGACCTGCCGAATAAGGAGAAGATCATACAGGATTTGGAAATGAAGATGCAGCAGCAACAACAAATGTTAGCCCAGGGCGTTGATCCGAGGGCGGCGTAAGGAGAATATAACATGGCGAGACAGAGACAGAAACCGAAACCGACCGACGAGGAAATAGAGAGAGAGAAGGCGGCTGATAAGGCAAGGGCCAGGGCCGCTCGGAAAGAGGAGCTTCGACGGCAGGCGAAAAATGGATAAGGTGCTAATAGACAATCGAGAACTGGAGGCGGCGGATGCTGCCAGGCGGCAATTTCTACACGAACCCGGACGCCACATGGAAGGTGTG